ATGACTGGCCACTGCGTCTCCAAATTTGCCAATACACCCGATGCAGCGAGCGCTCCCCGCGCCCCGTCGGGCACCTGCCCGGCCGGCCATGGGGATGTCCCGGCCGGGCATTTTCTTCCCAGGGCGCGCGTCGCCGAGTTCATTCGCCAGGTCGCCTTCTGGGCCAGCGAGATCCTCGCCGCAGCAAGCCTGTTCGTCATCCTCTTCGCTCTGCTGATCTTTGGAGCCGCCTTGCAATGAGCATTCAAACCCACATTCACGGCCGGGCCCTGGGCCATCCCCCTCCAACACCGTTCGAGCGGGTCGAGGCATTGATCGACAGCCTGGCGGTCCTCGAAGCGCGCCGGACGGTGACGCAATGCGTTGCTCACGGAGTGGATGCGGCGTCGGGCGCAAGCGACCCCGATGATCTGGATCTGCTCGACCAGATGATCGACGCCGAGATCGCGGCGGTCGAGGAGGTGGTCGCGCGGATCCGCCACCTGGCGGCCGAGGGCCTGATTTCGGAGTGGCGCGACATGCTGCGCGCGGAAACGGTGGGGCGGCCCTGATGCACCACGCGCGGATCGGCACCAGCCCCCGACTTCAGCGCGCCCTGCGTGCGCTGCGCGAGGCGGGCGGCGAGATCAGCACCTATGCGCTGTCCCGTGCCGCCGACCTCTGCGCCGTGAATTCCGTGATCGCCGAGCTGCGCGCCAACGGAGCCGAGATCACCTGCCGCCAGGCCGTCGAAGAGAGCGGCCAGCGGGTTTTCTACTACACGCTCATCAAGAGCCCAAAGGTTTAAAGGAGCATCCCCATGGCAGACCGGATCCAGTCGATCTCGGAACTTCCAGTCGCCGACATCACGGTCGAAAGCCGGATCCGCCCGGTCAGTGCGAACGGGGTGGCCGCGATTGTCGCCTCGGTTCGGGAACTGGGGGTGATCAAGGACCCGATCCATGTCCGCAAGATCCGGCATCGTGACGACAAGCTGGTGCTGATGGCCGGCGCGCATCGCCTGGAGGCCGCGCGGCAGCTGGGTTGGGAGACGATCCCTGCCACGCTCTGGACCTGCAATGACACATGGGCGCAGCTGATGGAGGTGGACGACAACCTTGCCAGCGCTGAATTGACGGCCCTGGACACGGCGGTTTTCCTCGCGCGTCGCAAGCGGATCTACGAGGAGCTTCACCCGGAAACGAAACAAGGTGCGGCCGGCGCGGCAAAGCGGTGGGATGCAACGGAACTCAGTTCCTTTGCATCCGCTGCGGCGGAGAAGATGGGCATAAGCGAACGTCAAATCCGCAAGATCGCTGCCGCCGGTGCGGCCCTCGGTGTCAAAGAAGTGCAGGAGCTTCGCATGGCGCCTAAACCGGTGTCGCTGGCCGATCTTCAGTTGATCGGCAAGATCAGCAACACGGTTGAGCGCTATGACGTCTGCCGCCTTTTGTCGACCGGCGCGGCCAAGAGCGCTGCAAAAGCCCGGAAGGCAATCGCTGACAAGGACAATCCGACCCCGCCGAAAGACCCCGTTGAAGAGGCGTTTCAGGTTCTGTTCAAAACGTGGGGCCGGGCGCCGATGGCGGCGCGTCGGCGGTTCGTACATCAGATCGCCGATGACCTCGCGGCTATGGAGGGGGGCTCGGCCGATGTCTGACCTGCAACCCGATCGCGTATGGTGGACGGCAAACGAAATGGCCGAGGCGTGTCTGCCGGACATGCCCTCCGCTCGACAGCCGATCGACCGCATGATCCAGCGACTGAACTGGCGCGCGCATCCCACGCTGGCGCGCCGTCGCAAGGGCCGCGGCGGCGGCTGGGAATATCATTGGACCTTGCTGCCGTCGCGCGCCCAGAAGGCGCTGCTGGCCGAAGCTCGTCCTGCAGAGGCAGAAACACCGCAAATGGGGCGCGACGAAGCGTGGGAGTGGTTCGAAGGGCTCAACGACAAGGCAAGGGATGCCGCCCGGTCGCGGCTGCATGTGCTGCAGACGGTCGAGGCGCTGGAACGCGGCGGCATGAGTCGGGACCTGGCAGCCTACCAGGCGGGCCGCATGGGCGGCGTGAGCAAACGCACCGTGTGGAACTGGTTTGCCCTGGTCGAGGGCGTGCGCCCCGATGACCGCCTGCCGTATCTGGCGCCGCGCCATCAGGCTGCCGTCAAGCGTGGTGCGAAGGCCGAATGCAGCGACGAATTCTGGGACTACATCAAGGCGGATTTCCTGCGTCCGGAGCGGCCCAGCTTTTCCTCCGTGCATCGCCGCGCGATGCGGGTCGCCAGGGAACAGGGCTGGTCGACGCTGCCGGAACGCACCATGCGCCGGCGGCTGGAGGCCGAGGTTTCGGCGCTGACGATCACGCTCTGTCGCAAGGGCGCGGATGCGCTGAAATCGCTGTATCCGGCGCAGACGCGCGACCGGACTGCGCTGCATGCGATGGAGGCGGTCAACGCCGACTATCACCGATTCGACGTGTTCGTGCGTTGGCCGGACAGCAACGGTGAGGGCGAGGAGATCGTGCGGCCGCAGATGGTCGCGTTCCAGGACATCTACTCGGGTCGCATACTCAGCTGGCGCCTGGACAAGACGCCGAACAAGGTCGGCGTCAGCCTGGCGCTCGGCGACATGATCGAGCGGTTCGGGATCCCCGAGCATGTCCTGCTCGACAACGGCCGCGAGTTTGCCAACAAGTTCCTGACAGGCGGCGTGCCGACCCGGTTCCGGTTCAAGGTGAAGGATGACGACATCCCCGGCATCCTGAAGGTGCTGGGTGTCGAGGTACACTGGGCGACGCCCTATTCCGGCCAGTCCAAACCCATCGAACGCGCGTTCCGGGACATGTGCGATGACATCGCCAGGGATCCGCGGTTCTCCGGTGCCTATACCGGCAACCGGCCCGATGCCAAGCCGGAGAATTACCAGAGCGCGGCGGTGCCGCTGGAGCGCTTCATCGAGGTGGTCGAGGAAGGGATCGAAGAGCACAACATCCGCACTGGCCGCAGGGGGCAAACGGCCCAGGGGCGCAGCCTGCTGGAGACCTTCGAGGCCAGCTATGCCGTCGCGCCGATCCGCAAGGCGACCGACGCACAGCGGAGGCTCTGGCTGATGGGCGCAGAAGGCGTGAAAGCGGACGCGCGCACCGGGTTGGTCCGGTTCATGGGCAACGAATACTGGGATGCCTGGATGCACCAGCTGGCCGGAGAGAAGGTGGTGGCGCGGTTCGACCCGGCCGATCTCCGCGCCGGCCTGCATCTCTATGCGTTGGATGGCGGCTATCTCGGTCACGCAACCTGCAAGCTGGCCGCCGGGTTCTTCGATATCGACGAGGCCCGCACCCACGCCGCGGCGCGCCGCAAATGGGTAAATGCCGAGAAGGCGGCGGCGGAGGCCCACCGGAAGTTCAAGGTGGCCGAGCTTGGCGACTTCCTCGATGCGGGCCGCCGCGGCGAGGCCGCGCCCGGAGAGATGCCTCAAGCGGTGGAAGCCCGCGTGGTGCGCCCGGTGTTCGACCGCAAACCCGTGGCGCCGGCCGAGCCCGTGCGCAGCGCCGAGGAGGAAGCTGCTCATGCAGCCTTCGTGGCGGATTTCGAGACCCACCGGGCGGCGCGTACGCCCAAGGTGGAAGAAGACGATATGCGGACCCGCATGAAGCGGGCCCTGGAACTGGAGGCGCGGATCGAAGCCGGGGAACCGGTCAGCCGTGACCAGGAAAGGTGGCTGGAAGGCTACCAGACCTCAGCGGAATACAAGGCGCAGCGCGACCTGGTCGCAAAATTCGGCACCGACATGCTGGGGTGAAGGAAGTGGCGCGGCGGGATGCACCCCGCGCGCGCCGGTAGTAAGTGAATAGAGGGAAATATGTCAGAGCAGAAACCACTTTACAATACTTTGGCACCGCTGCGGAACGTCAGCTCGTTCCTGACACTGGTTCGCCGCCTGCACGAACGCCGGCACGGGCTGCCCGGAATGGGGTGTTTTTACGGCCCCTCGGGATATGGCAAGACCACGGCTTCGGTCTTCGCCGCCAACGAGCACCAGGCCTGCGTCGTCCAGGTGAAGAGCGTCTGGACGCAGAAGGCACTGTGCCAGGCGATCCTGTCGGAACTTGGCGTCAAGCCCGCCAAGCTGGTCTACGAGATGGTCGACCAGATCTCCGAGACGCTGGCCCGCCGCGACGTGCCGCTGTTGATCGACGAGGCCGATCACTTGGTCCGCAAGAACATGATCGAGATCGTCCGCGACATCTACGAGGGCAGTTTCGTGCCGGTCGTGCTGATCGGCGAGGAGCTGTTGCCGCAGAAGCTTCAGAAATGGGAGCGGGTGCATGGTCGGATCCTGAGCTGGGCGGCCGCGCAGCCGGCCGACGAAGCAGATTTCCGGCAGTTGCAGAAGATCCGCCTGCCCGGCATCGAGCTCGACGACGCGCTGGCGGCCAAGATGGTCCAGGCAAGCCGGGGATCCGTGCGCCGGATCGTGGAGAACCTCGACGAGGCCCGCGAGATCGCAGCCGTGAACGGTCTGCGCAAGGTGACCGTGGCGGACTGGGGCAAGCGGGCCTTTTTTACCGGCCTGGCGCCTGAAGCGCGGAGGTTGTCATGAGTTTTGCACGGCACAGACGCTTCCTTTTGGAGCGCGAGCGGATCTGGAATCTCGCCCGTGTGATGGGGCAATTCACCGCGCATGATCTTTCGGCCGACAGCGGCAGATCGGTGCAGTTTTGCAAGGACCGCATCGGGGATTGGATCCTTCTCGGATATGTTGAAGAGCTTCCCGAGCGCCGAGGCAACAAGAAGCAGTTCAAGATCACTGGCAAATCCGGGATGCCGCCCGCGACCGATCGAGACGGAAACAGGATTCGCGAAGAAGGATCGCCCGAGGGCAACATGTGGCGGGCAATTCGGATGCTGCGCACCTTCAGCCCGCGTGATGTTGCCATGCACGCCAATACGGAGACCGTCCCGGTCGCCGAGGCGGAGGCGGTTGAGTACTGCCGTGTGTTGGCCAAGGGCGGCTACCTCCGCATCGAGGTCAAAGCGATCGCTGGACGGCGTCCGGCCACCTATCGGCTGATGCGCAACACCGGGCCGCTGCCGCCGCGCGTGACCCGCATTCGGGCGATCCGCGACGACAATCTCGGCCAGGTCACCTATGCCCAGGGGATCCTGAAATGAGCGGCCCGGTGGAAAAAGCCCGCGCCTGCTGGGGTGACAAGCTGCCGGACTGGGTCGAAGGCTTGGCCGCCGCCTGCGCCGAGTCCAGCCAGAACAAGGTGGCGGCGCGCCTGGGCGTGTCGGCGGCGATGATCTCGAACGTCATCGCCGCCCGGTATCCGGGCGATCTTGCCCGCCTGGAAGACCTCTATCGCGGCGCATACGAGGCGAAAGTCGTGGACTGTCCGGCTATGGGGCAAATGCCCCTGGATGTCTGCCACGACTGGCGCGGCAAGGCGAAGAAGCTGCAGCCGGCAAATGCGCTCAACGTTGCCATGTTCCGGGCCTGCAACCGCTGCGCCCTCAACAAGGGCCCGATCGGAGGAGACGGCGATGCCAGCAGCGAGACCTGACCGGGACCAGATCATTACCATGGCGCAATCCGGGTATCCTCCGCGCGAGATCGCCGAGGAACTCGGGATCGCGCCCCACGCGATCTACTACGTGCTCAGCTCCGCCCGGCAGCGCGGCGTGGAGATAAAACGTTTCTCGGGCGGCCGGACCGGCGCACGTGGCCTGAGCCGGATCCGGTTCACTCCGGAGGTTAAGGAGCAGTTTCGCCCACATGCCGACCTGCGCGGCCTGACCGTGCGCGAGCTGGCGGCGGAAATCCTCGAGGCGGTGGCGGCCAGCGATCTGGTGGATGCCGTGCTCGACGACGGTTGCGACGAAGACACTCAACAATCCAATGGAGTTGGAAGACCATGACCATGCAAGTTCCCCCCAGCCAGTACCAGCCGCACCCGATCCCGGAAGGACGGGTCGAGGCCGGCGGCAAGACCTACATGACCGATGCGAAAGGCGCGCTGGTGCCGCTCGACCTGGTCCGGCCGCAGGACCAACTGCAGGACGAGACGGTGCGCAAGATCGTCGGCTACGCCATGGCGCTCAGCGCCCAGGTCAAGCGGTTCAAGTCGCACGTCTTCGACGACATCGGCGCCTTTGAGGCGATCCTCGCGCAGGAATACGACGCCACCGTCGGCGGCGCCAAGGGCAACAAGACCCTGCTGAGCTTCGACGGGCTGTTCAAGGTGCAGGTGCAGGTGTCGGACCGGATCGACTTCGGCCCCGAGCTGCAGATCGCCAAGGAACTGGTGGACGAGTGTTTGAACGAGTGGTCGGCCGATGCCCGCCCCGAGATCCGCGCCATCGTCACCCGCGCCTTCAACACCGACAAGGCCGGTCAGATCAACCGCTCCGAGATCTTCATGCTGCTGCGGCTGGAGATCGAGGATGCCCGCTGGCGGCGCGCGATGGACGCGATCCGCGACGCCATGCGCGTGGTCGGCTCCACCACCTATGTGCGCTGCTACGAGCGTGACAGCGCCGACGCGCCCTGGCGCGCCATCACCATCGACCTGGCCAAGGCATGAGGGAGGCGGAGATGACACTGATCCAACTCAAGGCCTTCGATCAGGGCCAAGCTGCCGGGTCCGGGATCTCGATCTCGCTGGGGCAGGGCCGCTCGGGACAGTTTGTTCGCATCGGTTTCACGTCGGCGGCGCAGGAGGCCTATCTCGGCGGCCTGCTCGATCCGAAGAAAGATGCGCTGCGGCTGTCGATCGATGATGACGCCAGCAAGCACCACCTGTTGCGCATCGAGGTGGCGGACGCGGACGAAGCCAATGCCGTTCCGGTCTCTGGCGGCCCGCGCGGTTCGATCGCTCTGAAGGTCGCTCCTTACTGCCAGGTGGCGCCGGGGAAGAAACCGGCCCGGCAGATGGCCGTCTCGCATGCGCCGAAACGGGGCGAGGTCGTGGTGAAACTGCCGGACTGGGCGCGGCCCGAGCCGCGCAAGTTTCACCAGGGCAAGTCGATCATGGACACGTGAGAGCGGAGGCTGGGATGAGAAAACAGACAGTCGACACCTCGCAGGCCCTGGACGAACTGCGCAAGGCGATGCGGGAGATTTCCGAAGGTCACGTTCGGGCGGAATGCGCGGTGCAGATCGCACTGGCCCAGCGGGCCGACGCTGCGTGTGAACAAGCCCGCGCCAGCGGCATCGGCAACGCGGCCATCCGGGAGGTTCTGGACGGCGAGGTCACTTACATCAACGCGGCCATCGGTGCGGTTCTGTGCCAGTGGCAGCGCAAGCGGAAACTGCATTGAGGGCGCACCATGACCATGTTCCACACGTCGAATTGGCTTGATGGCGCGTCGGACGCGCTGGATGACAGCCCGGTATCTGGTGGCGTCGGTGCGGTGCTGCAGCGCGGACGCGCCCGCTGCTTGGCCGACGGCCGGTTCGATGACGACATTCTTGTTGCCTCGCCGGATGATCTGGCGGGGCTGGCTCAAACGCTCGGCGTTCCGGTGAGCGCGCTCCGGGATCGGCAGGCGCGGCTCGAAGCGGCTCTGGCCCGGCAACTGGCGGAGTAGATCATGACCCGTTCGCTGCAACAGAAGATCCATGTTGGGTGCCGCCATCTGGGGCTCGACGCCGAAGCGCGGCGGGCGTTGCAGCTGGCGGAAACCGGCAAGTCCTCGATGCGGGACATGTCCGAGGCCGATTTGAAACGGGTGTTGAAACGTCTGGAAAACGACGGGTTCAAGGCCGCCAAGAAGCCCGGCGGCAGACGACCGGTCGCGCCGCGGAGCGACCTGCGGCTGGTGCATGTCCTCTGGCGCAAGCTTGGCGAGGCCGGCCAGCTGCGCGATCCGAGCCGCGCCGGGCTCAACCGGTTCATCCGGGCCCGGTTCGCCAGGGCCTGGGGATCGGTGCCCGCCGATGTCGACATGCTGCGCGAGTGGTTGCAGATCGACCAGGTGATCCAAGCGCTCAAGAGTTGGGGCGAACGGGCGGAGATCGATTTCGACTGGGAGGAGCACAGGAAATGAAAAAGCCGATGGCCCATGTCACCGATCACGCCGTGCTGCGCTACCTGGAGCGGGTCAAGGGGCTCGACGTCGAGACCATCCGTCGCGAGATCGGCCACATCGTCGATCTGGCCGTGGATCACCCGGCGGCTTGCGGTGTCGTCTCGGGCGGGTTCGTCTACCGCATGCAGGAAGGTGCGGTCATCACGGTGATCCCGCAGGCAAGCGCCGACCTGCGGACCGGCCGCGCGCGTGGCAAGCGGGGATACATCAATGAGTGATTGGAGCTTCGGCCACCTGACCCCGATGAAATACGGCGCGATCCTCGCCGATCCGCCCTGGGCATACGTGATGCGTTCGGACGCGGGCTACGAGAAGTCGCCGGAATCACATTATGCAACCATGGATATCGACGCGCTGGCAGCCTTGGATGTCCAGCAGTTGGCCGGCCCCGATTGCTACCTGTTTCTCTGGTCGACCTGGCCGCACCTGCCGCAGGCGCTGTGGCTGATGCAGCAATGGGGTTTCGATTACGTGACCGGCGGTTCCTGGACGAAGAGGACCCAGACCGGAAAACTGGCATTTGGCACGGGATATGTCCTGCGCAGCGCTTGCGAGCCGTATCTTGTCGGCAAGATCGGCCGGCCCCGGATTGTATCCCGGTCGGAGCGCAACGTCATCCTCGCGCCCGAGGACGTGCCCGACAGCATCGAATCGGTGCGCCGCGAGCATTCCCGCAAACCCATCGAGATGCGCGAGATGATCGGACGCCTGCTGCCGCACAGCTTCTGTTGCGAGTTGTTCGCGCGCGAGCCCTGGGCGGAACACGATGTGTGGGGGAACGAAACCTGCAAGTTCGGGGGCGAGTATGTCGAAGCATGATCTTCCTTATCCGCGTCCGCCGGCGCAGGTGGAACCCTATATCGAGGCGCTTGGGCTCGAAGACACGCTGGCCTTCCTTGAAGCGTTTGGCGGTTCGGAGATCTACATCGCGACCAATCCGAAGTCGCGTTCCAGTGTCGCGGCGGTGGTCGGCCATGCCAAGGCGAAGGCGCTGGCCAGCATCGCGGAGCGGCTTCAGCGCCGGGTTCCGCTGGCCAAACGCTGGCGCGCCCAGGTCTATTATTCGAAGGGCTTGAAAAAGGCGCAGATCGCGCGCAAGCTGGGCGTCACGGACGTTACCGTTCGCGCCTACCTGGGCAATGCTCCGCCCGGTGATCCGAACCAGCTGACCCTGTTCTGACCAAGGCCCGCAAATGCTTGCGGGCTTTTTTGCATCCCGGCCTGCCGCATCCTGAACCTTGTATTTCACCCGGAAACTCAGGGGCAGGCATGGACTTCCAGGACGGCATCTTGCAAGGCGTCGCGTTTCGACGCGCCAAGTGGTCAGGCGGGCCGATCGTGCCCGAAATCGTCATCCTGCATGACACCGCCTCGCGCCTCACCCCCGGTGCCGCCGCGCGTGACCTGGCCGACAATGACCGCAAAGTCTCGGCGCATTTCGTGATCGAGCGCAGCGGGGCGCTGACCCAGCTGGTGCCGATCCACCAGGCCGCCTACCACGCTGGGCAGTCGTCCTATCACGGCCGCGAAAAATGCAACGAATACTCCATCGGCGTCGAGATCGTCAATCCGGGCCGGATGACGCGGTTTTCGGTTTGCGAAGCGCAGGCCTGGTATGGCGAGCGCTTTGACATCGACGAACTCGGCATCCAGGAGGTGACGACGCCAGAGCACGGGCATGGCCTGTGGATGCCCTACACGGAATCGCAGCTGAACACGCTGCTCGACCTGCTGCCGGCGCTGTTCCGCGCCATGCCCTCGCTCAAGGACATTACCGCGCACTGGTATGTCTCGCCCGGCCGCAAGACCGACACCAACCCGCTGTTCCCGCTGGAGCAGGTTCGCTCGCACGTATTCGGCCGCGAAGACCCGGTCGACAAGGCGGTGAAGATCGCTTCGCAGCCGGCACATGCCGACGATCTCGTCATGATCCATGCGCCCGAGGACAGCCTGAACCTGCGTCGCTGGCCCAGCTTCAACCCCAACGTCATCGGGCAAATCCCGGACGGCGCCGTGGTGCCGGTGCTGCGCGAAGGCGTGTTCGACGGTCGCCACTGGCTGCGGGTTCTCTATGGCGGCCGGGAGGGCTGGATTGTGGCTCGCTACGCCGATCCGCTCACCGAACAGGAGAATCTGTCATGAAAAAGCAGGGCAAGTTCTTGGACATCTTGCGGACGGTGGCGCCAACCATCGCCGCGGCTTTCGGCGGTCCGCTGGCCGGTGTCGCCACCCGCACGCTGGCCGACCAGCTGCTGGGTCAGCCCGACGCCAGCCAGGACGAGGTCGAGGCCTTTGTCGCCGGCGCGTCCGGGGCGGACCTGGTGCGGCTGAAGGAAATCGAGGCCGAGTTCCAGCAGGAAATGCAGCGGGCCGGCATCGAGCTTGAACGCATCGCCGCCGACGATCGGGCCAGCGCCCGCGACCGGCAGGTCCGAACCGGTGACTGGACGCCGACGCTGCTTGGCCTGCTGATCATCGCCGGGTTCTTCGGCGTGCTGGCGGCGATCTTCTACTTCGGCCTGCCGGAGACCGGTGGCGAGGTCCTGCTCATCATGGTCGGCGCGCTCGGCACCATGACCACCCAGATCTCCAACTATTTCTTTGGCTCCTCGGCGGGATCGAAAGAGAAGCAACAGATCATCGCATCCCTGAAAGGCGGCATTCAATGAGACGTTCAACGCAGCGTTCAACCTCGATCTTCTGGACCGTGTACCAGGCATTCATGGTCCTGGTCGTTTGGGCGGCGGTTTCGCTGCTGATCGCAACCATCGCCGAGGCGCAGGACGTCCAGTGTGATGTCAGCGGACGGATCTACGACCGGTTGTCCGACCGCCTCGGCGAGCGCCGCCAGGCGGTCGGCATCTCGGGCGGCTCGCTCATCGAGGTCTGGGCCAATCCGTTCGGCACTTTCACGATACTGACCAGCGCCGACGGCATTTCCTGCATCATGATGGTGGGCGAACACTTCTACCTGGTCAATCCGGTCACCGCGGACGGGGATCCCGACTGATGTTCGCTGTCGACTTCACCATCACGATCCCGGTCGTCGTTTCGATCGCCACCGTGATCTACACCTGGTTCGCCACCCGGCGGTCCAACGTCGATGAGCGGTTCAAGGCGGGCGCCGACCGGATGGACCGGCACGAGCTGCGTCTCAACTCGCTCGAACAATCGGTGAAGGCGATGCCGACCCGCGAGGACGTCCACAAGATCGAACTGGCGATGGAACGCATGAACGGCACGATGGGCCGGATGGAGGCTGTCATGGAAGGCAGCCAGATGATCATGAGCCGCCTCGAAAGCATCGTCTCCCGCCACGAAGACCATCTGCTGCAAGGAGGCCGTGACCGATGAGCTATTCCGACACCCTGCGTCGCCACGCCCGCATCGCCATTCTGCGGTTCCTGGAAGAAGCGCCGCGCTACACGTCCAACGTTTCGATGCTGGCCACGCAATTGCCGCTGGTCGGCATCGCGTTCACCCGCGACCAAGTGGTGACCGAAATCACCTGGCTGACGGAGCAGGGCATGGTGGTGACCGAAACCTCGGGTGATTTCATCGTGGTCACCGCCACCACCCGCGGCGTCGAGATCGCCCAGGGCGTGGCCCGGCATCCGGAGATCCAGCGCCCCCGGCCGGGAGTGTGATGCCGTGCCGCCGCCGAAGAAGCTCGACCTCATCCCGCTGGAGCTGCGCCAGCGCCTTGCCCAGACGCTGCAGGAGCGCGGCTTTGCCGACATCGTTGCCGTCACCGAGGATCTGAACTTCTGGCTCGACGAGGCCGGGCTTCAGATCCGCATCGGCAAGAGTTCGGTGGGCGAGTTCTCCAAGCTGCTGAAGGACCAGCGCGACGCGTTTGCCATGGCCGAGACGCTGCTTTCGGACATGGACATCGAGGCCGAGAGCCAGATGCACAAGGTGCTGATGCAGATGATCGCGACCGCCGCCTTCCAGATGATGCAGGCGGTGTCGGAGAAGGACGAGCATTTCGACCCCAAGGCTTTGGCCAACCTGAGCCGCATGCTCAAGGACCTGATGCACTCGGCCGGCATCCGCGAGAAGTTGCGCGAGGACGAGGCGAAGCGCATCGCCCGCGAGGCGGAAGCAAAGGCGCGGGCGGAGGCTCTGGAGAAGCTCGACGCCGGTGTCGCCGCCGGCCAGCTCGACCAGGACGCGGCGCGGCGGGCCCGCGAGATCATGGGGTTTGCATGATCCGGGCCATCCGCTACCGCGACCACCGGGATTTCCGGGAGAAGGCCCACAAGGGGGCGATCTTTTTTGACGTCACCCGAGATCCGATGGCCATGTTGTTCCTCTGCCCCTGTGGCTGCGGCGCCTATTCGCGCATCACGGTCGTCAAGGACGCCGAGCCCGACGCTCCGGCGTTCTGGGCGTGGAACGGCTCGCTCAATGACCCGACCCTCGCGTCTCCCATGCATGTGACGTCCTGCGGCTGGCGCGGCTGGCTGCGGAACGGCTACTGGGAGGCCGCGTGATGGCGAGCCCGGCTGAGATCGCCAACGACATGGCCGCACAATCGGTGTTCTGGGCGCGTCGAGACAAGGCCATCTCCAAGGCCTGCAACGATGCTGCGGTGATGATCCGCATGATTTTGGCCGACGAACCTGTCGATGGGCGGACCTGGTACGGTTTGCATCGCCGTATGCTCGATCTGTCGATGAGCCGGAGGTATGCGCATTTCGGCATCCACGACAACCTCCATAGGGCGCTGCAAGCACTCTGTGCTCTGCGCGCAGCTGGGGAGACCGCCGGATGACCGCCCCCGTCATCACCTTCCTGCCCTACCAGCGCCGCTGGCTGGAGGACCAAAGCCGCTTCAAGATCGGTATGTTCACCCGCCGTGGCGGCAAGACCTTCGGGGCCTGCGGCGAGATCGCCGATGACTGTTTCAAGGCCGAGATCGACGGGCGCAAGACCCGCTGGACCATCCTGAGCCGCTCCGAGGCCACCGCCAAGGAAGCGATGGAGGATGCGCTGAAGCCAATCGCGCGCGGCTTCTGGGCCGCCTACAACGAGCTGGCGCGGATGCGCGAGCCGGAGTTTGGCGAGGGCGAGTTCTACAGTCAGGAGCTCGACGCCACCTACAAGACCCACGAGGTGCGGTTTCCGGGCGGCAGCCGGGTCACCGCCCTCTCGGCCAGCCCCGACGCGGCGCGCGGATTCGGCGGCAACCTGCTGCTCGACGAATTCGCGTTCCACCGCGACAGCCGCCGGATCTGGGGATCGGCCTTCCCGGTCGCCGCGCGCGGCGGTCACAAGATCCGGGTGATCTCGACGCCAAACGGCAAGGGCAACAAGTTCTACGAGCTGATGACGGCCGAGGACAGCAAGTGGTCGCGCCATCACGTGGACATTTACGAGGCCGTTCAACAGGGGCTTGAAGTCGATATCGACGAGCTACGCGCCGGCATGTCCGACGAGGATGCCTGGGCACAGGAATTCGAGCTGCAATGGCTCGACGCGGCATCGTCCTGGCTGGACTACGACCTGATCGCGGAATGCGAAGCGGCAGATGCCGGGCGTCCGGAAGGGTATCGCGGCAACGCCTGTTACGTCGGCGTCGATATCGCCGCCCGCAACGACCTTTTCGTGATCTGGGTGATCGAGGACATGGGCGAACGGCTGGTGACCCGCGAAGTGATCGCGGAAAAGCGGATCTCGTTTGCCGACCAGGACCGGCTGCTGGACGAGGTCATGCGCCGCTACAAGGTGCTGCGCGTGGCGATCGACCAGACCGGCATGGGCGAAAAACCGGTCGAGGACGCGATCCGGCGCTATGGCACCAGCCGCGTCGAGGGCGTGCTGTTCAGCGCGTCCCGCAAGCTGGAGATGGCCACCGTCCTCAAGGAACACATGCAGGACCGCGCGCTGCTGATCCCGGCCGGGGATCCGGTGCTGCGCGCCGACCTGCACGCGATCCGCAGCCGCGTCGGACCAACCGGCATCCGGCGGCTGGTTGCGGATGGCGAAACCGACGGCCACGCCGACCGGTTCTGGGCGCTGGCCCTGGCGGTCTCCGCCGCCGAGGCCGCACCGGTGGAATACGACTACCGCAGCGCGGGCACCCGCTGGGCAACGGACGATCCCGACCGCGACGACGACCGTCCCTGGTGGCGCGGTCCGCTGGGCTCCGGCCTGCGCGGCGGTCTCTGAACACGGGCAACGAAAGGACAGACCATGCTCGACAGTCTCAACGCGGTTCTTGCACTCGGGGTCTGCGCCGTCTTGCAGATCGCCGACGTGGTGACGACGCGGCGCATCCTCGCCAGGGGAGGCCGGGAGCTCAATCCGATCGTCGCCTACCTGATGGACCTTGTCGGCGATCCGGGTTGGATTTTTGCCAAGCTGATGTTTGCCGTTATTGCGGCGGCGGTGATCGTCGACCGGGACGCAATCTGGCTGCTCTGGCTGCTGAACGTGGTGATGGCCGCGGTGGTTCTTCACAATGTCCGGGGGCTGCGCCATGGCCGCTGATCTCGACCACCTGATGCCGACCACCGGCCTGCGCTTCATCGAGCGGGCGGAAACCCGCAAGACTGCAACCGGGGAACGGGCCCGCAAGGTTCGCATCCTGCAACAGCGCTTCCTGACATCGACCGGGGGCTCGGTCTGGCGCGACGTGCCCATGGTGACCTCCGATGACGAATAAACCGCACCTCCTCGACCGCTGGGGCAACCCGGTCCGGCGCGCCGTCCTGCGCGACGAGGTCGCCGCACCCACCATCGGCGGCGTCCGCTCGCCGATCTCCGGCTATCCGGCGGATGGCCTCAACCCGCAGCGCCTGGCGTCGATCCTGCGCGAGGCCGATGCCGGCGATCCGCTGCGCTACCTGGAACTGGCGGAAGCCATCGAGGAGCGCGATGCACACTACCTTGGCGTGCTCGGTACCCGCAAACGCTCGGTCAGTCAGCTCGACATCACGGTCGAGCCGGGAGACGACAGCGCCCTTGCCCAGGACATGGCAAAACGCGTCCGGCACTGGCTGAAGCGCGACGAGCTGACCGACGAACTCTTCGACATCCTCGATGCCATCGGCAAGGGATACAGTTTCACTGAGATCATGTGGGAAACCTCGCAGGGGCAATGGCAGCCGGCCCGCCTGGAATGGCGGGACCCGCGCTGGTTCCGCTTTGCCCGCCACGATCTTGCCTCGCCGCTGATGCTGGATCCCAACGGCCACGAGCTGCCGCTGCCGGCGTTCAAGTTCATCTTCGCCACCATGAAGGCCAAGTCCGGCCTGCCGCTCAGGGCCGGCATCGCCCGCGTTGCCGCCTGGTCGTGGATGTTCAAGGCCTTCACCCAGCGCGACTGGGCGATCTTCACCCAGACCTACGGACAGCCGCTCCGGATCGGCAAGTACGGCCCGGGCACCTCCGAGGAGGACCGCGCCAAGCTGTTCCGCGCCGTGTCCAACATCGCCGGCGACTGCGCCGCGATCGTGCCGGAAAGCATGATGATCGAGTTCGTCGAGACCGCGAACCTGGGCTCGTCCACCGATCACTACGAACGCCGGTCGGACTGGCTCGACAAGCAGACCTCGAAACTGGTGCTGGGCCAGACCGCGACCACCGATGCGGTGACCGGCGGGCTGGGATCCGGCAAGGAACATCGCGAGGTCCAGCAGGACATCGAGCGCGCCGACGCCCGGGCGCTGGCGGCGATCCTGAACCGCGACCTGGTGCAGCCCTGGATGCAGCTCGAGTTCGGCACATTGCAGGGCTGCCCGCGCCTGGTGCTGGCACGGCCCGACGAAGAGGACCTCTCGGCCTTCTCTTCGGCGATCTCGCCGCTCATCGCCCAGGGCCTGCGGGTGAAGGAGGCGGAAGTGCTCGCCAAGTTCGGTCTCTCGGAACCGGGTGAAGGCGACCGGATCATCGCAAATCCGGCCCAACCCGGCCCGTCCGGCGTCGGCAATCCGGCCACCAAGGGCGGAAACGGCGATGGGAGCGCCGTTAAATACCCATTTAATACCCTCAACGCTCGATCGGGGCCCGAGGGAGCCTTGCAGGCGGAACGCGCCTCAGCGGCGCTCTCAGCGCCTCGCGCTCCGGAGCTCGATCTGGCGGATCAACTGGAGGCCGACGCCGCCCCGGCCGTCGGGCGGATGCTGGATCGCATCGAGGCGATGCTGAACGCCTCCGGCTCGTTCGAGGAGTTCGCCGAAATGCTGCGCGCCGGCTACCCGGATCTCGATGAGGCCGAGTTTGCCGAGGTGCTGGCCCAGGCGATGCTGGCGGCGCATGCCGGCGGACGGGCGGCGGTCGAGGACGAGGCGAATGACTAAGCCCCTGGCCACCACCTTCCGCAAGCCGTTCAAGGAACAGGTCGCGGCGTTCCGGCTGCGCCTGGGCGATCTGGTTCCGACCGCGCGCTGGGATGACATCGAGCGCGATGCGCATGACCGGGCCTTCATGGTGGCGGGCGCGACCAGGACCGATCTGCTGGCGGATCTGGCGGAAGCGGTCGACAAGGCCATCGCCGACGGAACCGGCTTCGAGACGTTCAAGCGTGATTTCCGGGCCATTGTTGCCAAGCACGGCTGGCACGGCTGGACCGGCGAGGGCACGGAACAGGGCGAGGCGTGGCGGATGCGGACGATCTACCGCACCAACATGCGGGTCAGCTACATGGCCGGCCGGCACGCCCAGCTGACGGAAGGCGGGTTCAAATACTGGATCTATCGCCACGGCGGTTCGATCGAGCCGCGCCTGCAGCATCTCGGCTGGGACCGCCTGGTGCTGGAGGCGGATCACGAGTTCTGGCGGACGCATTACCCGCCGAACGGCTGGGGCTGCAGCTGCCGCGTGGTGGGCGCCCGATCGAAAGAGGCCGCCAAGCGGCGTGGCGGCGATCCGGGCAAGGCGCTGGGCGAAGGCTGGCAGAACCGCGATCCCAGGACCGGCGCGCCGAAAGGCGTCGGCAAGGGCTGGGACTATGCGCCGGGATCCAGCGTTGGCGACACGGTTCTGGCGCTGCGCGACAAGCTGGATCTCTTGCCCGCTCAACCCTCCGTCGATCTGATCCAGGACTGGCTGCTCAACGGGCCATTCGAGCATTGGTTGAAAGAGCCCCAGGGCAACTGGCCGCTGGTGCGCCTGTCGAAGCAGGATGCCCAGTCCATCGGCGCGCCGCGCGAGGTCGCGGATCTGGCGGCTGATGTCGCGCTCAGGCAGATGCGGCAGCATCCGGACCTGACGATCGCGGACTTCGCCCGGGCGCAGGTGACCGTTCTGAACGCCACCCACAGGGTCAAGGACGGACCAAACAGCCTGGTCTTTGTCCGGGCGATTCCCGACACCGACGGACACATCCTGGTGGTCAGGGTGAATGAGACGGCGTCGGGGTTGTCCATCACCGATCTGCGCCGCTTGAGCCGGGAGGCGGCCGAGCAGGATCGCGAGTTGCAGCGCCTCTTGAGGCAGGAGGAATGATGCAGGTCTGGAGGTTAAAATGGATCGGCCTTGGTGACCGGTTGGAAGCCCCGGCTTTTGGCATCGAAGTGTTCTACCGCGTGACTGGCAGGCCGGGCGACTGGACGTTGATGTCGCCCGGCGCAACCAGCTACGTACTCACGCCGGGATATGAAACGCAGGCCGCCGCAAAGGATGCCGCGCAGGTGGATTTTGAACGCCGCATTAAACGCGAGTTCGAATAGAGCGAGAAACGCCATGTACACGCTCCAAATCAACGATGATGACCTGACCCCGGCGCTGATGCGGTTGCGCGACGGGGTGAGCAACATGACCCCTCTCATGCAGGACCTGGGCGAGATCCTGGTTAACAGCACCCAGGAGCGGATGCAGCGCGGGGAGCAGCCGGATGGCGCGCCTTTTGCACCGCGTTCGGAAACCACGCTGAAGGAATATGCCGAGCGCGGCTTCCGTTTTGGACCGCAACCGCTCTGGGGCACCGGCGAGATGCGCCAGCAGCTGGCCTACGAGGCCGGATCCGATTACGTTAGCTGGGGCTCGAACGCGATCCAGGCGGCGGTGATGCAGTTCGGTGCGAAGAAGGGGGCCTTTGGGACTTACCAGGGCAAAGGGTTCGGTGATTCCACGCCAACGATCTCGATCCCTTGGGGAGACATCCCCGCACGTCCTTACCTGGGCGTCTCCGAAGATGACCGGATTGCCATAGTTGCCGAGATCGAAGACTGGTTGTCGGATATAGCAGACGGACGGGATTGACCGCGCCGCCATCCGCCGTCATCCTGCGCCTGACCCTTCCCTGAACCTCCAAATGACGTGACCCGCAAGCACTTGCGGGCGTTTTTGCATGTCCCGGGCGGCGATATTCGGATCATGAGTATCGCGCTTCATATCGCCATGATGGCTGCCCAGGATCTGCCGGCCGCGCCCGAAGGCGCGGATGTGCCGGAGTGGATCCACCTGGCGCCTGCCGGTCCGATCGAGACCTTCGATCGGCGCGGCCCTTACGAGATCACCGACCCGCAGGCGGTGATCGATGCGAGCTTCGCCCCGCGGGGCGAGATCGAAATCGACGTCAATCATGCAACCTTCACCGCCGCCCCGCAGGGCGGCGATGCCCCGGCGCGTGGCTGGATCACGGAGATGCAGGCCCGTCCCGACGGGATCTGGGGGCGTGTGCGCTGGACCGAGGAAGGCCGGCGCCTGGTCGCAACCCGCGCCTACCGCCGGATTTCCCCTGTCTTCGCGCTCGACCGTCCGAAAGGGCGGCGCGTCGTCAGCATTCTGAACGCGAGCCTGGTCAACAGGCAAAACCTGCGCGGCCTGGCCGCGCTCAACCAGGAGAAGGAGGACGGCGGCATGCCGTTTATCGAAAAGCTGGCCGAGTTGCTCGGTCTGGACCCGGCCGCCACCGAGGCCGACATCGAAGCCGCGATCGCCGCGCTCAAGAAGGGCGGTGAAACCGAGGCCATGCAGGCGCAGCTGGGCGAGATCGCCACGGCCCTGGGCGTCGAAGTGGACGGCGACATCGTTGCCGCAGCCAAGGCTGCAAAGACCGCCGCACCCGGCTGGCAGGACGCGGTTGCCGAGCTGCAGGCGGAGAACGTCGCGCTGCAGAGCGAGCTGACCTCGTTCAAGCAGGATCGCGCCCGCGAGAAGGCAGCCGCCTTCGTTGACGGCGAGATCGCCAAGGGCCGCGTCGGCGTCAAACCGCTGCGCGAGCATTACATCGCCATGCACCAGGAAGACCCGGCCCGGGTCGAAAAGGAAATCGGCGCGCTGCCGATCCTTGGCCCCTCGGGTGTCACCGTCGAGCCGCCGTCGATCGAGGGCGACGTGTCCCTCAACGCCGAACAGGAGGCCTTTGCCCGCCTGATCGGCGTCGATCCCACCAAACTTGCTGAAAACCTCAAGCCCCGGAAGGAGGCCAACTGATGACCGCTCTCACCGCTGACCGCAACACGCCTCGCCGCGAGGGCGAACTCCGCTCCGGCGCTGTCGCGGCATCCACCAAGATCTTCGCCGGCGCGCTGGTGATGCGCAACGCCACCGGCTACCTGGTCAAAGGCCAGACCGCCACCGGCCTGGTCGGCGTCGGCCGTGCCGAGGAACAGGTCGACAACTCGGCCGGCGCGAACGGCGCTCTCACCGTGACCGTGCGCCCCGGCGTGTTCCGTTTTGCGAACTCCGCCGCCGGCGACCTGATCACCATCGCCGATATCGGCGCCAAGTGCTTTGCGGTCGATGACCAGACCGTCGCCAAGACCGACGGCACGTCGACCCGCTCGCCCGCCGGCATCATCGAGGACGTGGATGCCCAGGGCGTCTGGGTGCGCCTCGACGAAGCCCTGACCAACGCAGCCTGAACGGAGACCTGACATGCTGGTAAATGCCGCAAACCTCAACACCCTGCGCGCCGGCTTCAGCGCCGCGTTCCAGGGCGGCCTCGAACAAGCGCCGTCGCAGTGGACCCGCGTGGCCGCCGAAGTGCGCTCCTCGCAGAAGGAGCAGAAATACGGCTGGCTGGGCAAGATGCCCAACGTGCGCGAATGGATCGGCGCCCGCGCCGTGCAGAACCTCGAGCAGCACGACTACGCCATCAAGGAAAAGCCGCTGGAATTGACCATCGGCGTCGACCGGGATGACGTGGAAACCGACAACCTGGGCATCTACGGCCCGATGTTCTCGGAGATGGGCCGCGCCACCGGCGCCTATCCCGACACGCTGATCTTCGGCCTGTTGAAGAACGCCTTCACGACCGAGTGCTACGACGGCCAGAACTACTGCGACACCGACCATCCGGTGCTCGACGAGGACGGCGAGGCGACCACCGTGGCCAACACCGACGGCGGTTCGGGCACGCCCTGGTTCCTGATGGACACCAGCCGGGCGCTGAAGCCGCTGATCCTGCAGAAGCGCAAGGACTTCCAGTTCGTCGCCAAGGACAAGCTCGATGACGACAACGTCTTCGACAACAACGAGTTCGTCTACGGCGCCGATGCGCGGATGAACGCAGGCTTCGGCTTCTGGCAATTCACCTGGGGATCGAAGCAGACCCTGAACGCCGCCAACTACGCCACCGCCCGCGCGGCGCTGACCGGCATGAAGGGCGACTATGGCCGCCCGCTGGGCCTGATGCCGAACCTGCTGGTGGTGCCGCCGAGCCTCGAAAGCGCCGCCCGCAAGCTGCTGAACTCGGAAAGCGCCGCCGGCGGCGAGACCAACGAGTGGAAAGGCACCGCCGAACTGCTCGTCGTGCCCTGGCTGGCGTGAGGGGCTGAGCCATGAGCGAACGTGACACCCTTAAAGCCCAAGCCGTTGCGATGGGGCTCGACTTTGCGGGCAACATCCCCACGGCGAAGCTGAAGGCGCTGATCGACGAAGCGATGGCGTCCAAAGGCGATACCCAGCCCAGTAAGGCCGCAGCGGAGGCGGCTGCCGAGACCGGCCAGAAGCCGCAGGCGGGGGCAGGCAAGGCCCCCGCCACCCAACCCCCCGCCGGTGATCTCGTCGTCGAGGTTGTCGGCCCGAAGAAGGGCCGGTGGCGCATCGGCCGCCACTTCACCGCCGATCCGGTGGTGATCCCGCTGGACGAGCTCAGCGAGGACGAGAAGGCGGCCCTGATCGCCGACCCGAAGCTGAGCGTGACCACGCGCGCGGCGGATCCCGAATAGCGGCCACCCCCTCGGCCGCTTGATGCTCCGAATGTGGGGCCTGCCTGGTGGCGGCGCGATCGCCGCCAGGAATTCTCAAACCACCACTCACGAGAGACCAGCATGGCCTATACGACGCTTGCAGAGCTGACCGACCGCTACGGCGACGCCATGCTGGTCTCACTCACCGACCGGGCTGACACCCCGACGGGAACGATCGATACCGGCGTGATCGACCGCGCCATTGCCGGGGCCGACGCGCAGATCGACGGCTATCTCAAGGGCCGCTACAAGCTGCCGCTGGCCGCGACACCGCCGATCCTGGCGGATCTCGCCCAGGCCATCGCCTGTTGGAAGCTGCACCTCTACGACCCGCCCGCCAAGGTGAAGGCCGACTACGAGGAGGCGGTGCGCCAGCTCAAGGACATCGCCCGCGGCATCATCGTCCTGGACGTGGCCGGCGTGGAACCGGAAGGCAGCGGCGCGAGCGGGGTGGAGATCACCGACCGCGAACGCCCGCTCACTGCCGACAACCTGAAGGGCTTCATCTGATGCTGGGTGAGATCGTCCAGCGCCTGAAGACGCAGGTACCCGCGCTTGACGGCCGCGTGCAGAGCGCGGCCGGGCTTGCGGAGATGCTCTCGGCCCGTGGCCTGCCGCAGAACTCGACCACCTTCGTGGTGCCGCTCGGGCTGCAGGCGCGCCCGGCGGATGACGCCAGCGGCCTTTTCACCCAGGAATTCACCGAGACCATCGGCGTGCTGCTGGTGGCCCGCGTGACCGACCAGGCTGGCAGCAAGGCGCTGGAGGAAATCCGGCCGCTGCTGCAGTCGGTCATCGCCGCCATTGCCGGCTGGACCGCCGGGGGCGCCTTCGGCGTCTTCGAGCTGCGCCGCGGCACGCTTGTCGGCATCCGCAACGGCGCACTCATCTACATGCTCGAATTTTCCATCACCGACCAGCTGAGGATTGCCACATGAGCACTAAGACCATGCCCGCCGCCGGCGGCAGCTACATCCGCAACGAGGACGGCAGCCTGGCAAAGGTCCAGGACGCGAAGCCGCCGAAGCCTGCCAAGAAGGAGGGCAAGTAAATGGCCATCAAATGGCGATCGAAGATCCTGCTGTTCAAGCTGGAAGCAACCTATGGCACCGACCCGACGCCGTCCGGTGCCTCCAACGCCATCTATGCCAAGGATGTTGAAATCCGGCCCATGGAAGGCACCGATGTCAGCCGTGATCTGGAAAAGCCCTGGCTTGGGGCCGACGAGACCATTGCGGCCGAGCTGCACGCGCGGATCACGTTCAAGGTGGAACTGGCGCCCTCCGGCACCGCCGGCACCGCGCCCGCCTGGGGACCCATGCTGCGCGCCTGCGGCGTGGCCGAAGTGATCGTGCCCGGCACCTCGGTGGCCTACAATCCCGTCACCGATGCCCATGAGAGCGGCACGCTCTATCTCTATATCGGTGACACGCTCTACGCCTCGAACGGTCTGCGCGGCACTGCCAAGCTGAACCTGACCGCGCAATCCGTGCCGGTCATCGAGTTCGAGTTCACCGGTCTCTTCGTGGCTCCGGCCGAGGGCACCCGGCCCAGCGTCGATCTGACCGCGTTCAAGAAGCCGCAGCTCGTGACCGACGCCTTCACCCCGACCTTCACCATCGGTGGCACGAGTTTCGTGATGCGCTCCGCCATGCTCGATCTCGGCAACGCCGTCGAGCGGCGGTTCCTGGTCGGCAAGGAAGAGATCATCATCACCGAGAAGCAGGAGGTGTTCGAGACCACGGTCGAGGCCGTTGCGCTCACCACCTTCGATCCCTTCGCCGCCGCCATCGGCCAGAACCAGGTGGCCGTCAACCTCGTGCATGGCACCGGCGCGGGCAAGATCTCCACGCTGGCCATTCCGGCGGCGCAGATGCAGCGCCCGCAGGGCCTCGCCAATGCCCAGGACGTGAAGGAATGGCCGCTGCGCCTGGTGCCGTTGCCGGTTGCCGGCAACGACCAGTGGACCCTCACCCTGACCTGATTTTGAAGCCTGGAGAAAACCCATGTTGAAGATAACCGAAACGCCCGTCTTCACCCATGTCGTCAAGATCCCGGTCCCAGCGGACGAAGGGCACCGGGATGAACAGATCCGCGCCACCTTCCTTGCGCTTCCCGATGACGAGCTGGCCGAGTTCAACCTGAGCACCCTGAGCGGTCAGAAGGATCTGCTGCGCAAGGTCACGAAGGGGCTGCGCGACATCGTCGGCGATGATGATGTCGAACTGCCCTTCACCCCGGAGCTGCTGGAACAGCTGATCGGCCGCAGCTGGGCGCGTGGCGCCATGATCAACGCCTATTGCTTCGCGATCGCGGCGGCCCGCCGGGGAAACTGATGGAGGCCGGCCGCGCCTGGGCGGCTGGCCGGCTTGACGGAGGGTCAGAGCAGGATGATGACGCGCTTGCGGATGCCGAACGCTGGGGGATCGATCTCGACCCTGCCGACCTCGCCGGTGATCCCGGCGACGGCATCTGGGCATGGCTCGTGCCGGCCCTGCGCGCGTTCCTGGCAATCGACACGCAATGGCGGATGGCGCCGCTGGGGATGGGCGGCATGAGGGCGCTTGGCCTCGACTATGCCGCCGCCCGGGCTGGCCTGGACCTGGCCGGCATCGAGATGACGCCGGCACTCTGGGCTGACGTCCGTCTGATCGAGGCCGGTGCGCGTGCCGAGATGAACGGGGCCCGGTCATGACCCTGCGCGTCTCCGCCCTGATCGATGTCAAAGGCAGCCAGGCGCGCGCCGAACTGGGCCGCACCGCGAAATCGGTTGCCGGGCTCAAGACCGGTTCCGACCAGGCGGCGGAATCCGGCAACCGCATGGGGCAGGGATTGAGCAGTGTCCGGGCGCGGCTGTCCGCGCTGCGCTCCAGCGTTTCCGCCTACATCACCGGGCTGCGCGATGTGGACGACACGCAGAAACTGGCCGCCGGCAGCGTCGGCAACCTGACCGCGCAGTTCAACGACATCGGCATCATGATGGCGGCCGGGCAGAACCCACTGCAGCTGGCCATCCAGCAGGGTACGCAGATCACCCAGGTGATCGGTCCGATGGGCGCATCCGGCGCCGTACGGGCGCTGGGGCAGGCGTTTGTCGGGCTGCTGAGCCCGGTCAATCTGGTCACCATCGGTTCGATCGCGGCCGGCGCCGCGATGGTCCAGTGGCTGAGCAGCTCCAGCGAAGACGCGAAGACGCTCAAGGAACAGATCGATGATCTGAACGCCACCACCAAGGCCTACCGGACGTCGGTCGAACAGACCTATTCCGACCTGGTGAAGGTCTACGGATCGGCCTCGGCCGAGGTGCAGGCGTTGCACCGCGATACCCAGGCGCTGCTGCGCGAGGATGTCGAGCGACAGGCCGCGCAGGCGGGCAACGCGGTGGTTGCGGTTGTCCAGGAGACCAAGACGAACCTGAGCGCTGCGATGATGCAGCTGTTCGGGCCGGACCAGAATGCCGCGCTGCAGGGCACCGATCACATCGTGAAGATGGCCCAGCAGTTCGCCGAGCTGCGAGAAGCGGACGGAATCGAGCATCAGCTCGATCTGATCGGCGATCTGAAGGCCGGCATTCTCTCCGCCACCGGCGGCTTCCGGCAGATGAATGCCGAGCAGCTGGCCGTGTACCAGTCGCTGCGGGATGCCGAGGACGCGTTGCGCCAGGCCGTGGCTGCGCGGCTGGCTGAAGAAGCCAACAGCAACCGGGAAAAGGTCCGGGCTCTGGCCCTCTACGGACGCAGCCGCGCCGAGTCGGATCGCGAGCTGGCCAAGGGCCGGGAGCTGCTGACCCAAATCCAGGAAGAAGCGGCGCTGCAGCGCATCGTGGCAATCCATGGCGCCGACAGCGTCGAGGCGGCCGAAGCACGTTGGGCCATCGAGGAGAAGGCCCTGCAGACCCAGCTCGACGGCCTCGAGATCTCGCAAAGCCTCAAGGACGAGATCATGGACGCGGCCCAGGCGGCGTTCGACGCCGAGGACGCGACCGCCCGCTGGGCGGACCAGATGGTGGCCGTGCGTTCGGAAGTCGCGGCCATCCTTTCGGATCTCGCCAGCCTCGGCGGCGGCGCCATCTCGAACGCAGCCAAGGCGGCGGAACTGCAGGCGCTGCAAGAAGGCAAGAGCATCCGCGAGGCCGCCAACGTCGCCCGCGACACCAAGCGTGAAGCCGAATTTGATGCGCGGGAGCAGGGCGCAAGCTGGTTCGGGCGGCAGGTGATCAATTTCGAGCGCGGCATGGCCCGCTATGGCGCAGAGCTGGACGATGAACTCGATGCCGCGCGCGAGGCGGCGCGGGAACGGGACCGCACGGCCAAGGGTGGCGGTCGTCAGATCGAGGCACTGGACCAGCTGATCCGGCGCGAGCAGCTGGAACTCGACATCCTGCGCCAGACCGACCCTTTGCAGAAGGAACTGCTGCGCCACCGCGACCTGCTGGCCGGCGCGACCCAGGCACAGCGGGATGCGCTGGCCGACCTCATAGGCCAACAGATCGAGGAAAAAGACGCGATCGACGCGGCGCGAGACGCCCAGGACCTGTTTGCCAGCGTGTCTTTCAACGCGATGCAAGGCCTCCTGCGCGACGGGGCCAGCGCCGTCGACATGCTGAAAAACCTCGCAGCCGCGATCGGCGATGCGGCGCTGCAGGCGGCGTTTCTGGGGGAAGGACCGCTGGCGGGCGTTTTTGGCGCCCAGGAGGGCGGCTGGCTCGGCACCATCGTCTCGGCGATCCTGCCCGCCGCTGCAACTGGCGGCTATCTTGCCGGTCCCGGTTCCGGCACTTCCGACGACATCCTGATGTGGGGCTCGTCCGGTGAATTCATGGTCAATGCCAAAGCCACCCGCAAGCACCGCACCCTACTGGAAATGATCAATGCCGGGATGGATTTCCCGATGTTCGCCACGGGTGGTCTCATTGGTGGCCCGCCGGTCATGACCGGCGGCGGAGCTGCAGCCATGGCCGCACCGGTGATCGAGATCGCCAACTATGGCTCCACCCCGGTTCAGGGCGAAGCGGAACACTCAACCGACGGCAATGGCCGCCGCCGCGTGCGCCTGGTGCTTGCCGACCAGGTCGGGCAGGCGATCGAAACACCGGGCGGTGGAGCGCGCCGCGTGCTGCGCGACCGATACGGCGTCACGCCAAGGGGGACGCGCCGATGACCGTGCCTGTCTGGCCTTCCGAACTGCCGCGCCCGACCCGCCCGGGCTGGCAGGGTCAGTATTCCGATCCGCGCCTGAAGAAATCGGGTGATGCCGGCCCGCCGGGCTATCGCCGCCGCTGGTCGAGCGTGGCGCGCGCGGTCCAGTTGACGGTGCAGCTGAGCCGGTCGCAAAAAGCGACTTTCGACACCTTCTTTGAATACGACACCCGGATGGGCGTCCTGCCGTTCTGGATGCCGGATCCCACCACCGACGGCTGGCCCATGCTGACCGAGATTGGCACGCCGGTGCTGGATGGTGCTGGCAATCCGGTGCTGCTGTCGGCGCAGTGGCTTTGCCTGTTCGGCTCCGAGATGCCCGTCGAGCGCATCGTCGGCGTCGAGTTCCATTATTCGTTTCCGGTCTGGGTGATGCCATGAGGCGCGTGTCGCTGAACGCCCGCAGCGCGGCAGAGGCTGCCACCACCGACGAGGTGGAGATTGCGCTCTTCTCTATCACGCATCCTTATCTCGACGCGCCGGTGCGGCTCTCCACCGATCCGACTGAACGGCTGTCGGTCGAGCCGCTGATGTATGGCACCCGCTCGGCCTGGGACGGCGCGGATCCGGTGACCGATCCGTATCTCTTCGTGCTGGCCTCGGCCGAGCTGCCGAGCGACCAGGAGGACGCGCCGGCCACCGCCACGATCGTTCTGGAAAATGTCGACAACGACATCGCCGCCCTGCTGCGGTCCTTCACCGATCTGCCGGTGGTGAACATGGCGGTGGTGCTGGCCTCGAGCCCGGACGTGGTCGAGGTGGAATACCGCGACCTGCGGATCGTGGGTGCCGAGGGCGATGCCTCCGAGATCAGCCTGCAGATCTCGCGCCGGCCGATCGAGGACGAGACGGTGCCGATGGACCGCTTCACCAAGGACCGTTTCCCGGGGTTGTTCCGATGAGCTGGGCCAGCCGATACGTGGGCATTCCGCAGGCCGATTTTGGCCGCAGCGAGATGGGCTGTGACTGCTGGGGGCTGGCGCGGCTGGTCTATGCCCGCGAGCTGGGCATCGGGCTGCCGTCTTATGACGGGGCCTATGTCAGCCCCGACGAGCATGCCGAAGTTGCGGCGCTGATTTCCGGCGCTGAAGTGGACGGGCCCTGGCATCCGGTCGCAACACCCGAGCCGTTCGATCTGCTGCTGTTCCGCCGCGGCCGCTTCCGCTCACATATCGGCATCAACGTGGATACCCGTCACATGCTGCACATGGACGGCACCGAACAGGCGCGCATCGCCGACATCCGCGCGCCGCGCTGGAGCAGCCGGTTCTGCGGCGCTTACCGGCATGTTGAAAGGGGTGTTCAATGCCTCTGAAACAGGCCCTGCATGTCACCACCGCCCCGCTGCTGGATCCCGGCCAAGGCCGGTCGAGCCTCGAGCTGCCCGAAGGTCTGACCGTGGCGGAGATCGTGGCACAGGCCGTGCCCGGGCTGACCCCGGCGGACCGGCATTTGCTGCGCGTGGTGCTGGTCACCGAGAAAGGCGCGGCGGCGGTTTCCCTGGAATACTGGAACCAGGTGCGGCCACGCGCCGGCGTCCAGGTGGTGATCCGGCTGGTGCCCGGCAAGAACGCCTTGCGCACCGTGCTGCTGGCGGTGGTGTCGGTTGCGGCGCTGGCGCTGGCGCCGGCCGTCGCAGGCGTCTTGGGTATCGCCGGCAAGGTGGGAATCGCGCTGGTCGGCGCCGGTCTGACGATCGTCGGCTCACTCTTGGTCAACGCCCTGGTGCCGCTGCCGCAACCCGAGGCCCGGAACAACGCAGGCGAGCGCAGGAACACCTATTCGATTGCGGGCTGGAGCAACACCGCGCGGCCCAATGAGCCGGTGCCGATGATCTTCGGCCGGCACCGCTATGCTCCGCCTTTTGCAGCTGCCTCCTACACAGAGATCGTTGGTGACACCCAATATGTGCGGGCGCTGTTCTGCTTCGGCTACGGGCCGCTGAAGATCGAAGACATCCGTCTGGGTGAGACGCCGATCTCGGAATTCGACGAGGTCGAGATCGAGCTGCGCGAGGGCCGGGTCACAGACGCGCCGATCACCCTCTATCCGCAGCAGGTGCTGGAAGATGCCGAAGGGGTAGAACTGGTGCGCCCCTTGCCGCGCGACGATGCCGGCAAGATCATCTCCGGGTCCAGCATTGAGACGCCGGTCGTACGCACGACCGCCAGCGACACCCGCTCGGCCAGCGTCATCCTCGGCTTTCCTTCGGGCCTTTTTGAGGTCACCAACGACGGATCGGTCACCGACCGCGCCGTATCGATCCGGATCCGCCAGCGCGCAGAAGGCGACACCACCTGGCAGACCGTGACCACGCTGAATTTGCGGGCGGCACGGCGCGAGGCGTTCTTCCGCCAGCACACCTGGCAACTGCCGTCGCGCGGCAAGTGGGAGATCGAGATCACCCGGATGACCGACGAGAGCCCCTCGACGCAGGTCTCCGACCGTGTGACGCTGGCGGGCCTGCAGTCGCGGCGGCCGGAATACCCGCTCAACATCAACAAGCCGCTGGCGCTGGCAGCGGTGCGGATGAAGGCGACCTACCAGCTGAACGGCACCCTCGACAATTTCAACGCCGTCGTGCAGCGCTATGCCGATGCCTGGGATGGAGCCGCCTGGACCGAGACCCTGAGCCGCAACCCCGCCGCTGCCTATGTCGCGGCCGTTCAGGGTCCAGCCAACCCCTATCCCGTTACCGACAGCACAATCGACTGGGACCAGCTGGCCGACTGGCACGACTGGTGCGTCACCAAGGGACTGAAATACGACCGCGTGCATGACCAGGCCGAGAGCTTCAACGACATGTTGCGGGCGATCTGCGCCGCCGGCCGCGCCACCCCGCGCCATGACGGCGTCAAATGGGGCGTGGTGATCGACCGTCCGGACAGCCTGGTCATCGATCACATCAACCCGCGCAACTCGGCCGACTTCTCCTGGAGCCGGACCTACTTTGAGCCGCCGCACGCCTTCCGCGTTACCTTCTCCGACGAGACCAACGGCTATGCCCTGGCTGAGCGGCTGGTGCCCTGGCCGGGTCATTCCGGCTCCATCACCCTGACCGAAGCGCTGGAACTTCCCGGCAAGACCGACCCGGACGAGATCTGGATCGAGGCGCGCCGCCGCCAGTACGAGCTGCAGCAGCGGGCCGACACCTTCACCGCCATCCAGTCCGGCATGGCCCGCGTCGCCACCCGCGGCGACCTGGTCATGGGCTCCTTCGACGTCCTGTCCCGCAGCCAGTTGGCCGCTCGGGTCAAGTCGGTCTCGGGATATTGGGTCGAACTGGACGAGATGGTCGAGATGCAGGCGGGCAGCAGCTACGCCATCCGCTTCCGTCAGTACGCAGACGCCAGTGACGTGATTGGCACCTCGATCGTGCGGCAGGTGGTGACGGATACGGAGCCCTCTGCCCAGCTGCGCCTGGTGGCGAACGATGCCCTGCCGGCGGTCGGCGAGGTTGTTCATTTTGGCGAGATGGCGACCGAAAGCCTCGCCCTGAAGGTGCGCGGTGTCGAGGGCGGCGAAGGCTTCTCCTCGGTCCTGAACATGGTCGCAGCGGCGCCCGAGATCGACACCCTGACCGATGCCGAGGTTCCCCCGGTCTGGACCGGCCGCGTCGGCTCTGAGATCACAGGTGCCAGCATCGCGCCGCCTGCGCCGCGCTTCACCCGGGTCACCAGCACGGCGAGCTACACCAACGACGATCCGGCCCAGCCGCCGACGCCGGGCCCCGGTACGGTCACCGTGTTGCTGGTGCCCGGCACCGGTTCGGCGGTCTCCCTGTCGAGCCTGCGTCTGGAGCACAAGCTGGCGACCGACTCGACTTGGACAACGGTCACCCTGCCGGTGGTCAACGGCGGTGCCGAGATCACCGGTTACACCACGGAAGACGAGATCAACCTGCGCGCCGTTGCCATCGCCGAGGACACCACCGAAAGCCCCTATACCGCGACCCTTTCCGTCACGGTTGGCGGCGATGCGATTGCCTTGCCGGGGCAGCTGGACGCGGGCGCGATAGATGTCGTGGGTAATCTCGGCCATGCCCGGATCACCGTCGCCACGCCGGCGGATCCCGCGATCTCCACGATCCAGATCTATCGTGTGCCCAATGGCAGCACACTCGATCGGAACGTCCATGCCGCAGGCGCGCCGATTGCGGTCGTGGCGGGCAGCACGCTCAGCCATGTCGATGGTGACGGCACGCGGGTCAACCTGCTGGCTAACAGCGGGTTCGACAGCAGCTCAGACTGGGTGGCGGATGCCAACTGGTCTATCGCCTCAGGTCTGGCGCAGCATACCTCCGGCGCGGCCGACACGATCCGCCAGGCTATCGCATTGACCGCAGGCAAAACGTACCGATCCGCGATCACCGTCTCGGGACGCACCGCCGGCAGCGTCACGCCGACCATCTTTGGTGGCACCGATCAGAGCGGCGTTGCCCTCATGGCGGACGGCGCAGCGACGGACAGCCTTGTGGCGGTGACCGGCAATACTGACTTCGGCTTTGCGGCCAGCTCGGATTTCGACGGCCAGATCGACGACGCGGTGCTCTACCTGGAAACCACAGGCAGCGTGGCCGCCGGGACTTACAACTATTGGATTGAACCGCTCAACGACGACGGCAATCCCGGACCGATGTCCGGTCCGTTCAGTACAACCATCATCTAAGGAGAGAGAC